GCCTGCTTCTTGCCCCAGTGCAGATTGTGCAAATGCTCGGCTTTGCATTTTACGTGCGTTGTCTTCAGCAACCCTTGCCTCTGCCTCTGCAATTGTACCTGACTGGTCAAATGTTCTGCCCATCATGGTGGATCTTGCACGAGCAGCCTCTGCAATTTGGCGCTCCTCACGATCTGTTAGCCCTTGGTCAAGTCCAGCCTCTGCATCTTTCATTAACCTAGCACGCAAACTATCTGCTTGAATACGTCCACCATCTAAACCTGCAACTGCATTATACCCTGTTCCTGTTACGCCAGCGCTTGGATCGTAAGATGTGGCTGCACTTAATGCTAATGGGTCTGCTGCTTGTGCTGCGTTGTATGCAGTTGCGGCATCAAATGTACCACCTCCTACCCCAGCGCTTGGGTCGTATGATGTAGATGCGGTTAATCCTAATGGACTACCTGTTTTTGCTGCGGTGTAACCACTACCTGTGACATCTGTATTTGGGTTGTATGTTGTGTCAGCAGTTAGCTTTTGCCCGGTAATATCTGCTAATTCATCATACTCTGTTTTTGCAGTTAACGACATCGGGTCTGCAACCTTTGCACTTGTAAAAGAAGTGTCCCCTGCTAAGTCAACTTCTGTGGTATTTTGTGCTGCGTCAAAGCCTTTGCTTGTTAATGATAGTGGGTCAGTTATACCTTGTGGCCCACCAATTGCCCCTGCTCCCGTAAGTGAATCTTTTTGTGACTCTAGTACTGACCTTGCAGACTCAAGTGCTTCCTGAGTGCCAGGCTTGTAATCTTCCATGATGTCCTGGTATGTACCAGATAAACGAGCAACATCCTTTAAATCACGCTCTCTTTGACGTGATAAGTTACCTGCTTGGATATCCTCGCCATACGCAGATAAACCTAAGAAGTTACCACTCTCATCAAAGCCTGCTTGTCTTCCTGAGTCTACTTGTTCGTAAACAGTTTCAGTGGTTTCATTTGCATTAGGTGTGCCATTTGGAATGTCAAAAAAACCAAGGCCACTCTGTACTTCCTTTCCGTCATCGTCATAAACAGAGTAAATACGATCACCTTGACTATCCGTTCCTGTCTGCCTGTAACCACCAACATACTTACGCTTTTCTTTCGCCACTGTGTTCTGCACGCCACGCTTGTCACCTAGTAGGTCAACCATGCCATCACCTCTTGCTTGTTTTTGAAATGTATAGTCAGTTAGGTTGATATCTTCGTCACCACCTGCATCAGATATTTTTGTTTTAATATCTGTATACGAAGTGCCTACTTCATCTGAAATAGTGGTATTATGTGTAGATGTTACTTGCCATTCCTCTCCTGGTTTTGCATCTTCTACATAGGTATATTCCTTACCTTGAGCATTTAATTGCGTTGGTAGTCCACCTGTTCGTTTAGTAATTCCTCCTGTCTTTGTGTCAAGAATACCATAAGTTGCAGACCTTCCGTTTAATTTTTCCTCTGAAGTCGCATCTGCTTTAAATGCTGTTGCCTTTTGTCCTGGATCAATCTCAACCTGTTGATACCTACTGCCTGCGCCATCTATTACTTTTCCATTTGGTATGAAGAAACTACCATCATCTTTTTGCTTTATTTCAGATGTTCTATCACCACCAAGCAAGGTCTGCCTGAGTATATCTGTGTCTGTCTGCGCAGTCTTCTTACGAATCGATTCTTCAAGTGGAAGCAAAGATTCAAGTGAACCTGTATCTTTAAAATCACCTGTGCCTGTAAGTAATTCTACTTGTGCTTTAAGTGCGTCTGCCATGCCTTCGCCATAACTTGGCTGCGCTGGATAATTTATATTTGAGTCACCTTTTCCCATGATATTACCTTATTTTATTAAGTCTAAAATTCTACGATTGTAACGAACACGAGAAGCTACCCCTGTTCTTTTGTTTTTCCTAGTTCCCCATATTTCTAAATCAGCATAATCTGGATTACGTTTAACTAATTCCTTTGCTAATGATTTCATTGCTATTGGGTTAGTTGTCACTACGTCAGATAAATATAGTAAGTCACCATCTGCATAATGCTTTGGTGGATTTTGAAATATTTCATCATCTTCTATATCGACTAAATCTTTTTTATTCCACCTCCACCAAGTTGTAAGACCACTCACACTGCCTTCTTCATCTCGAACAAATAATAGTGAGCCTTGATTTAAATGATAGTGTAAAAAGTTTTTTGTACTTTCCCATGTCCATGCATGTTTTGGGAAGCATCTTTCCTGGTCATAAGTTCGTGCGTAATCAGTAAGCTCATTTAACAACTCATGCAGTTCACTCACTTGTGTTTTAGGTTCTGCCTGTTCTAGTGTTTTCATGTACTAATTGTCGCTCCCAATGCGACTACCTTCCAATTTGATCCATCAGATACTGCGACTGTTGCAGCACCTGCATTTCCATCGGTCACATAAATCATTTGCCCGGCTGGACTAGCGCTTGGCACGCCTTCAAGGGCATATGATTTTAGTGTCATTATTGTTCCACTAATTTCATTAATCGTAACAGTTGGGCTGCCTAGTTGGTTTAAATTGGTGGACGAAATATCCACACCTGTTGCGTATGTAAAGCCCGGTGTAACTGTTGCGGTGATTGCCATCTATGCAACTTCCCTTCTTGCTGCTGCCCCTACCCCAATTGCTTCCAAGCTTACATGCCTAAAGCTTGGTCTGCCTGCTGTGACATTAATCTCAACTTCCGCGCCATACCCACGGGTACGACCCGTACCAAAGCGGAAGAGTGCTTCTTCTGTGCCATCTGCTGTATGACTTAATACTGTGGTGCTTGCATCTGGATCTAGCGTGTTGACCTTAATGTTAAATGCATCCTGGTTAACTGTGTTTGCACCCAACTGTCCACGCTTCCAACTCTTCACACTAATATCTCCAAATGTGTAGGAACGTGTGACAAGCTTGCCTGCAATTGCAGTTGTGCCGGACTCACTTGTACTACCTATCTTGCGACCAGAATCATCTATGGAGTTTTCTTCCATGAGGTAAAACCCAGTGTCGTTACATGCGAATAATCTACGCCTTGTTGGTGCAGATCCGTGGGAACAAATTACCCAATCATCTACATGAAATGCTAGACTACCTGACATTGCTGGGTAGGAATCAACACTAGTCCATGTGCTTGTAAGCAGGTTAAACACGAAAATCTTGTTAGGTATTGTTGAACTACCTGTGGGTACGGCAAGATAGTAAGCGTTGTCATACACGATTCCACATGCTTTGTCTGCTGCTGCAAAGTTTACCTCATCAAATTGATCCTGTATAGGTCTGGTCATGGGTATGGTTTCACCACTTACTTTACTAATAGCTACCCCAAGTCCCTTGGCAGGGTCTGTACCAGGTGACAAGACGATGACCCCATTGTCTGACAGGAAAAATGTTTGTGGGCCAGACTGTGCGATTGATTTGCGTGCCACACATCCATGCTGACGGGTAATCTCGTAAGTGTTAGCTGCGCTTGTTGTGGCAATGTTGTTAATCATATGGATGCTGTTACGCATAAACACGATTAACTGATCTTCTTGGTAAGGATAAAAGCCTACAAGAAAATCTGCACTTCCTTTGTTGATTCTAAATTGTGAGTCAGCAGCGTAGTAATTATCGGTGTCTAGTAAGTCAGACATGATAATGGAATAGTTACTATCTGTGGGTTGTGGAATGATTAAGCGATTGCGAAAGAATACACCATAATCTGTGTTTGGGCATTGTATGCGTCCAGCACCTGGACTTCCATTTGCTTTAACTACAAAGTCAGTAGGACTGCTAAAATTTCCATCCCATTGAAGTGGGGTCTTATCCTTACCACGAAATAGAATTAGTTTTTCAAGTGACTGTACAAAGCTCGCCCCATCTGCTTCTGCCACTACTTCACTACCAGGATAATCGATGTTGATACCAGAGTTGTTTGCATCATTCCATATGATTGCTTTTGACTTGGTTGCAACCACTACAAACTCTGTGCCTGTTGCTGGGTCGCTGAACAAAGTGCTGGCAAATACACGCTCGTCTGATCCGTTGTAGGTCAGTGTGACACTACCTGCTAAGAAATCTATACCTTTGCGTACCTCTGCAAGGTCACCAATCAAGCGCATATTCTCGCTTGTCTGTACGAAGCCCGGTTCTAAACTTGTTGCTTCTTTGTATGAATCAATGCCACGAAATCCACGATCTCCGTCTGTAAGAACTTGGTCATCCAATCTACCTGATGTGCGATAACGTGCCATTCACTTGTTCTTTATTTCTTGGTAGAGTTTTCTACCCATGTAAATAATTGTGATTACACCTGCAATGCATCCAAATAAATCATCCAGGTGTGCCAGACCAAAAGTGGCAACTGTACCACTCATGCCAAGAATTGCAGTACGATCTATCATTAGAACAACCAATCTAATATGATGATACCAACGACAAGTCCTACGAATATGGTTAACATTTTGCCTTTCTTCGACATGTCCAAGAACTTGTCACGTAATATTTCTAAGTTTCTCATGGTTTACGGGAGGGTGGTTTTACAGGAAATGGTGCGCGTGTGGCGTGTTTAATTGCTTCAGTTTGGGAGCATTGACGAGCAGTGCGTTTGGCAATAAATATGGGTATGGCAAGGTAGCCACCAAGTAATACTGCCGCTCCGATTAGAATTTTCTTTATGTATGAGGTGAAGGCATCGAAGCCTGTTTTGTGGCTCTCCATGCCCTTTGCCACTAACTCGCTCACATCTCCGTGTGTGAGTAAATCAAGTTTTTCTTCTGCTTCAATTAGGGCATCCTTGTTTTTGAGTGCTTCGCCAGCTAGGACTCCAGCACCAGCAGATAGTCCACCTATTACCGGGCCACCTAGACTTCCGGCTGCACCACCAGCCAATCCTCACATCAGAGGGTAGGGAGAGGGCAAACTGCACGAAGTCATGCAGATAAGAACAAGGACTATGGCGGTGTAAATCATTCGCCAGGTGGTTCGTCAGGAGTCCACTCGTCAGTCGCTAAAATGGTGAGTATCTCAGAATGCGTGTATTGCGTTTTACCTTCCAAAAATGAAGGTGTTGTATCGCTATCAAACTTAACAAAAGTTTTTGTGCCAGCTACATTGTAACGAACTGTATCGGCACTCGTCTCATCCACTTGGCTAAAATCAACGGAGTCTACTTCGTCCGCATTTATTATTACATATTTTCTGCTCATGATTTATTAAGATGGTACTGTGGTTGAGAAGGTTGGGCTGTTTACTAGTGTGCCGTCATTGCCTCCGCTTCCTTGGTCAGTAATAGTAGTGCCTGTACCTCCGTCATTGTCTCCCATTCTCCACCATCCTACAGGACTTAGCGAAGAGATGTCACTAGGTACTCCGCTGTTGTAAATGGTTGCAATATTAGGTGAGGATAAAGCTGAGTTGAATATTGATGCTTCATCTATAAGACCGCCAAAATAATTATAACCAACGGTTGCCCCGACAATTAGGTCTTGAGTAGTGGCAGTTATAGAGACTCCAGTAAACGAATCTTTGGCGACTCCATCAATATAGAACTGAGCCGTGCCACTTGAAACGGTAACCGCAACATGAAACCACGTACCTGTTGAAATAGTTGTAGTTGTGTTGTACACAAAAGATCCGGTTGAGTCACCCAAACCAAGCTGACCATTAGAATTGTTGATTGTTAGTTGGTAATTCATAGAACCGCCAACCTGTCGCTTTGTAAATATAGAGTTGAAACTGCTCGTCGCAGTTCTATTTACCCAAGCAGACAAAGTTATATCTCCCGTAATGTTTATTACGGAGTTTTGAGTAACGCTCATGTAGTCATCCGTACCATCGAAGCTTACGCTGTATTGGTTTACGAATGGAGTACCACCAGGTGTTCCACTACTTGTCGCAGACTTACCTCCACCTAGTCCAAGACCAAGCGATATGGCCGAACTTCCCATCCTAGATATTGTAGGCAATTACTGCACCACTTTGTAAGTCAATGCTAGTAAAGTTTCCGTATAAGACTGTGCCAGCAGTAAGGGTAGTTGCGTCCTGACCATGACAAATGTCATCCAGGTTAACTATGTTACTTGCTTGTGCTGCAAGGACACTATCCTCTGTTGCTTGGATCGCAAAGAAT